AAATGCATTTGTACTACTACCGTAACTACTTGTTCCGTATGTAGCAGTACCGTAGGTATCGCCACCTCCAAAATTATCCTTTGTTAATACTACTAATCCATGCTGATATGTAATATTACCGCAATATTCTCCGTCTAATGAAAAATATAAATTTCCATTTCCGTCATCAGTAATACTTCCGGATTCAGCTGAGATAACAAAAGAGCCTGGTTGAATTATATCTCCGTATAGTTTAGTCGGTATCGAAATTACTCCGATAATCGCATTGGAGGCAGTCGGAAAATAACGTTCATACGTTAAGGTTGTTTCTAAGTAGTTTTCAAATCTACCTGCAGAGTCAGCAGGTCCGACTAATACATCTCCTGATGAATTTAAACCGGGGATGATGAAAGGAACAGCTACGGAAGATCCGTAGCTTGAACTTAAATAGTTGGAGTAATAAAGTTCTTTAGCAGAGTTGTAGATAAGTCTCTTATACTCTGTAGCTACTTGACCTGCTGTAGCTTCGTTTAAATTAAAAAGACCTTCAATGTTTTGTCCTAGAAATCTATCAATGCCGACAGTAGATCCGGTAAGTTCAGCCGCTCCGGTAAACCGGAAGGCTTTATTCACCTCAAATGGAGTGACTATAATGTCGGATGCTAATAGTTGTTTGAATGCAGTCATTCATTTTAGAAGTCAAGCTTAACTCGTACTAAAGCTTCTTTTGTGAAGTCTTTTGTTAGTGGTTTTGATAATTTTGCTACAGCAAGTAGATCGTTAGTATCATTATAGAATCCAACAGTAGTCATGTAGGTCTGTGGAGAGTTAATGAAAGTACTAAAAATAACATCTCCTGTAGATCCTGAAATAAAAGATGGATTTTCTGAATAGTTAAATTCACTGTTTCTAGCTCTAACAAATACGAAATCAGATGTTACTGTTTCTTCGCTATTAAGTTGAAAGGAAGCAGCGCCTGAAATAGCTGTAAATAGCGTCTGTATATTTAACCCGTCAGAATCGTTAGATCTAGAGGGTGAGAGGTTTATTGATTGTGATAGTGCTAATGGGTTAAGGATGATAGTTGCAATATCTGGTAAGAATAATCCGTACGATCCAGATGAAGGTGAATACCCTGTTCCAGAGTAAGCAGTTCCGTTTGAACCGGAAATAATTTGGTATACCCTTCCGCAATCTAAATAAGTATCGGTTGATACCATTCCAGAGTTATCAGTTAGCACTAAAGTACCTACTGTTCCACTAGATCCTGTTAATCTTAAATTAAAAGTACCTTTTAGTAGATGTTCTTTGTATCTTGCTCTATCAACTGATATTGCCCAAAAATCAGAGGCAGTTACTGTTCCAAAAATAAATTGAGCGTTTTCATCTCCGTAAATTAAATTTCTGTATTGTCCGTAAACCGTTCTTGTTGGAGATACACCGGGTACTAGATCGTTATAATTAGCACTTCCTGATCCGAGTTTATTTCCGTAAGCTACTGCAAACTGTACTGCTGATCCAGATACAGTTGAAGCAGTCTGGTATACATTCTTATAGTAACTGTCGTTAGTCGAGGTTATTGATGAGGTTGTGAATGTTGTAAGGGTAGGGTTATTAGTAGACCAAGCGGTTGCTGTTACCGAGTCAATGCTTACGAGGAAATCTTCTGGGTCTAATCTTTTAAATGACATAGTCTATAATTTAGGTTGTTTTAGTAACGATTACTGGGATTTGAAGTCTTGCACCGGAATCTCTTCCTACTACCTGTAAGGTTGCAGATAAAGTAGTATTTCCTCCAAATAAAGTATTTATAGTAGTTGCACTTAAGTTTAATGTAGTTCCAATTACTGTCTTAGATACATTAGTACCAATTGTAGTAGTCTGGTTTGATGCTTGAACATCGGGGGTGTTAATTCCTACACCGTTAAAAGTTGTAAACAATCTAACATCAGAAATAGTAAATGTGTATCCAGAAGCTTCATAAAGAGCTGTTTGAGATAGGTAATTCAAAGTCTGAGGAGTGATTGCTAATCCTGCACCTTGTTTGATAGTAATTGAAGAATATCCAATATCTAATACTGGCATTCTAGCTGTACCTCTTGGAAGAGTTACGAGCTTATATTTCATAATTTGAGTCTCGTCAGGAAATGCTTCTAATAGAGGCATATTTTCGATAGCTTCCCCGTAAAAAGCAGAACCTGATGGTTGAAGAGGATTATACAGAGTATAATCGATTTCGTCGTCTGATAATGCGAATTGAGTAATTCTAAAAGAACCGTCACCGCGGGCGAGTAATTCTCTCCCTTTCTTTGTTAAGATTGCATCAACTGTGACAGCAGTATTATTTAAGTATCCCATGATTTATTATAAATATATGTATTTGTTGAGTTTTAGGTTATTAAGCCTACTTTACGGGCTAGTGCTAGAGGATCGACGTTAGGGTTAAAGTTGTTCGGTACTAATATTCCATTTTGCAGATATCCGGGAAGTGGTGAAACAGTGACTTTTGTTTCATCAGGCACTCGGCGGAAAATTCTAAAGCCTTGCGGAACTGAACCAATAGTGGTGGGTAGGTTTGCAGAGAAAGATCCTGTTATTGTTGATTCCAGTGTTAGGTTACTAGCTATGTCATTAACATCTCCTATCGAGGATGAGACTATTCTATACAGTGCAAAACTTGAAAAAGAGTAATCTACTGATGCAGTAATGTTAACAGGGTTGGTTAGTCCAAATCTTATGTAGTCGTAAGTACGTAGCGGGAAAAGTGTTTCTTCATAAGGAATAAATGCATTGTAGTATTTAGATTGGTATTTATTCCAGATAGAGATTTGATTGTCCTGCGGGGAGAATCCAGTACATATACCTGCTACTGAAGAGGAAGGTCTTAACATCATACTCAACCATCCTTTTGTATATGCAGGGGCGCTTCCAGAGTCTTGCAATACTGTACTGTTTAAGCTAGACGTAGCGAAGTATATTGTATCGTAAGTTGTATCCTGTCCTCCGGAAGAATACCCGTTTGGATAATTTTCAAAAGCTATAGCAAGATCTGCGTAAGTTCCAGGTGATCCACTTCTAGAGCCGGACTTAACTAAGATTGTTCTATATGATGCTCCTCCTTCTATAATAGGTACAGCTGTAGTGCTATTTGTACTAGAATAAGACTGTCCTAGGAAAGTTGCTGGTGAGCCTGCTTTAAAGGTATTTTCTACTAAGAATAAGTTTTCGTTCGCTGCGGTTAGTCCGATAACTGTTCCGTCTGTGTGAATTAAATACTGTAAGTTTACGATTCCACCACCTGGATATTCTGGGTCAGAAGATTCGATTGTATCAAAATAACCTATATAGTCACCATAGCTATCAATCACAGCTGTTTCACCGTATGATATATCTCCAGCAGTATAAGTGTTATAGGTTGCACTAGTTAGTTTAGTTCCAGAATACCTTGCTTTAGTCCATACACTTCCAGATGTATAGTTTGAATCTTGAACTTGGGCGTATAGAGCAGATTCACTAATAATAGATTGGAAGTTAACTGGGTTTAATAAGTTTGTACTGTAGTCAACATCGTAGTATTTATCAGATACTCTATTTGAATAGACGTTGTTTAATAGACTATTATAGTCGGAAAAATTATTTATATCACCAGGAAAGTTCTGTTGAGTATAGACTGTTGGATCTAGATAGTAGGTTGATAGAGCGTATAGGTTATCGACTGTCACTGTCCAATTTGTATTTGCTGAATCTAGGATATTCACTGTTGCACCTCCAATACTGCTACCAAATCTGTAATATACGCTATAAACACTTCCTGCCTTTAGTGCGTAGTTACTTAGTGTAATACTATTTTTAAAAGCTTCAGTTCCTGTATCTTGATAGTCTGGACCGAGTGTTATCCCAGCGATAGCAACGTTGTTCTCCAGTATAGTGAATTGTATAAAGTAATAAGTTCCTACTGTGTTAGTTACAGATCCTGAAAAATTAAAAACTAGATCTGCTTGTACGTTATAACCTGGGGTATACGTATAGGCTCCTGAATTGTAGTATGTAGGTCCTGCAGTAACTTGATTTAGTGGTAAAGGTAAGTATGTTCCTCCTCCTGTTGAGTAAAAGGTACCAAAAGGAAAAGTAATTGGCCCGCTTGTGATTGTTCCACTATTGAAGTCTGAGCTTAGCTCTACATTTAAGTTTTGTAGATCAGGGATACCTACCCTGTATGCAGATCCTAATAGAGGATTATCCTGTAACTTATTATTAATTACACCAATTGATGAACCGGAATAAGCTCCATTAAAGAATTCATATTGTGAAGAGTTAATCTGATTTACTAGTCCAGCCTTGGTTAAGATAGAGGAAGACCATGATTGTGATGTAAATGTTAACGCATTGACTGATCCCCCTGGTCCGCCTGTGAAAACCCCGATAGACCCTGTTTGATAGTCTCTTGCTACAGACGTAACTGAGGCGGTATATTCAGGTTGGGTGTAGCTTACTTGGGCAGGTCTCTGTCTATTCCTTTCAAGTAAATGCTGTTTAATAATTGCACCGGTTGCTGCAGAAGTTCTTGCAGGAATAAAGTCTTTTAGTAATTTAAATAGAGAATTATCAAAGAATTTAATTAATCTAAGATAGTCTGTATAGTTATACGATTCAGTGTATTTTTTAAAGTAATCTAGGCTTAACTGCTCTAATGCAGGATAAGTATATGATGACTGAGATACAAAACGTGGATCTCCAATATACTCTCCTATGTTAAAATAACCGAACTGAGAGTTAATATCTTCGTTAATTTCATTCTGAGGAGAGAATCCAACTTCAATATAGTTTACGTCCTTAGTAAAGCTTTTATTGAGAGGGCTAGTTTGCTGTAAAGTATTTAAACCAGATAGAGTTGTTCCGTAAACATCGGTTGACTGCACTCTAATTTTATCAGAGACTGCATTCTTGATTCCAGCTGTAGGCTGGTCATAAAACACAGTTGTAACGTTTGGAACGTAGTTTGCAGATCCTGTTATATAGAAGAAGCTATCTGACGAAAATGAAGATGTTGTAATTTGAGTACCGGATACTTTTGGATGAATCGAAATAGAGGCAGTGTATAATTCACCTCCGAGAGATGCTCGGAAAGCTAGGTACTGACTCTGTTCTATTGAACCGGGATTCATTACATACGCATCAAAAGTATTTTCTGAGATCGGTTGAGTGTAGTATCTCAATTCCTGTAATGATCCGGAGAATATCTCTGAAGGTATTGTTGATTTCCCTAAATATGCTTCAGTTGCAGTAGCCCATGGATTAGCTAAGCTTACTGAAGAGCTTGCTTGAAATCCTAGAGTATTTCCGTCATTACCGTTGTATAAACTATTTTTAGCATACAAAGTAAAATCCGTACTTGAGTTTTTATTAATTAAAATAGACCACCAACCTCCGTCAAAAAATGGAAGGTAGATACTGGCAGTTGTGTTTAAATCTGAAGAGCTGGGATAGAATTCCAAGAGTCCGTATTGACTATAAGGGCTGACGATAGAACCTGTATAAGATCCTGATGAGTAAGCAGACCCGGTGTATTTTAACAGTATAGCAGCTCCGTTATTGGTTGACCATAAACTTTGAGAGTAGTGGGTACTGGACGGAGTGCCTGGGGTCATAAACTTAAACTCTACCGCAGAAGGTCTATTACTTGTTGCTGCCCAGGTTGAATTTAATACGAAAGAAGATGTTACATAGGATGATCCTGTGTTAAGGAAGGTTAGGTCGTATTGCTGTTGCCATTGATCGAATGTATTTGTATTCTGATCTTTACCTCCATACTCGTAAACTCTTAAAATAGTGTCAGGAATACCAAAAGTAGTGATTAATGTATTTAAACCTTCAACGGTTCCTTTTTTCTTTAATAAGAAAGGAAGGTTGTGGTATAGCCTCTTATAAATCTCTGAGGATAGGTTATCTAATGGAATTAAAGATCCGGTCGCAGAGGCTGTTACATAACTTGTAATTAATTCCTGGCCAGTATAAGGTAGTAGACTTCCTGATGGTGTGTAACCTAAATAAGTATTGTATAGGTTATCTGATGTAAAGTTATTTTGGTATAATTTAATTCCAAAATCTTTTAAAGCAGTTCCAATTAAATCTTTCGAAAGACCGGATTCTACTCTATTGTCTGAGTTATATTTTTGAGGGATTGCTTGAGTGTATACCCAAATGCTGTCAAAATGCTGACCAACCATCTCGACAAATAGTTCGAAGTTAGCATTATTAGGATCTTCTTTAATGTATAGAGGAATAGCTTCTACTAATCCGTCTTTATTATTTTCATCGTAAGTTTCTGCGATTGCAGATTGACCTACTAGCCAATTTAGCCCTTCTGTTGAAGTTGTTGAGTAATTGGTATACGGTGGAGTACTATTTGATTTCGGCCATGTATTACTTCCTGATTCAAAATAAAGGTAGTATTCATAACCGTCAAAATTAGTTATTGTTTCGTTTAATTTATTCTGCCAGTAGTTCGAACTGCCGGAATTATAGTAGTTGTTAGAAGTACTTCCAAAACTTGCACTATAGGTATATTCTTCAATTAATCCTAATTTATAATAGAAATTCTCTAAGCGAGTTTGAGCGCTAGAGAAAAATATAAAATTAGTATAATTACTATAATCAATATTTAAATCTATACCAGTCTCTGCTAGTACACTATTTAATTGATAGGTTAGGTTTGAATTGTTTGCATTCTTTAATCCACTTGTTGTCTGATACTCTGTTGATTTATTTGTTTCAGAGCTTACCTGTAGGTTAAAGTTAGGTCCTTTTATTTTTAATGTATTATCTTCTCCTGCAAAAGAAAGAGTTACGTTGATTAGGTATGCTTTTGATTCTGCAATTTTTTCAACAGCCCAGCATTGAGATTGAATATCGAGTTCCTCAGATAGCGGTTCGTACAGTTTAATTAAAACTGTTACGTTACTGGGATCTGACTCATCAAGAAGGATGTTGTTTGCAATTATGAGATTGTTACTCCCAAAATTTAAATAAAAATCTTTCTGGAATGGAGCTGCTTCAATTGCTGTCTTTAATGCTACGGTTGAATCAACTATATCCCCTCCTAGTATATTAGTGCTTGCTAATCTAATCTCTGTTCTATCAGTAGATATTTGAGAGATGTAGTATGGTTCTTGTATGCTAGAGGATAGTAACGGTCTTAGAAAATTATAAACAGTGTAGTATTTTCCGTCAAGGTATGCTCTATTTTCTAGATCTTGTTCAGGAGATATACTTAAATCTGTTCCATAAATTGCGAAAGATTTGAGACTTTCTACAGAATCAATTAATTCTTTATTAGCATTATAAATAAAGTACTCAATATAATCTGTTGATGTATTGTAAGTTACATCTGTATTAAAAGATGCAATAAGGGAGTCATCAGACGTTGTATAAGTCTGTCCCCCAAGTTCAATTGAGGGTACATCTTCTATGTATATTTGCTTATCCATTAGGTGTCTATATGTCTAGTAATTGCTGCTGTAGCTGTAAGTTCTCCTCTCTTAGAGAGGTAATTTCTGCAAGCAACGCTACAATTTCTTCGTTAGTTTTTTCTCCTCCGATGTATGCACTACTTTGATTTACTAGATACTGGTGAGAGTTTGTTTCTCCAGTTTTCGGTATGTCATAAAAAATTTGAGCGTATGTGTCAAAAAATTCTTGTACTGTTGGTATCACAGTTGTAGTTGCAGCAGCAGTAGTTCCTCCTATAGCAAGTTCTAAGAATGAAGTATCAATAACCTGACGGTATTGCTGTTTTTCAAATACTTGGGTGGATAGATTTACTGTTGAACTCATTACCCGTTTACAACTTTAAAGTAATACTTTTCATCTATAATTCTAGTAGCACCATCTATAACTATCTTGAGTAAAATCTTATAGTATCTTTCTGGTTCTAAACCGCTCATATACACATCAAAATAATTACTAATAGAGTCAGCACTAATTTTAGTATATGTACTATCAAAGTCAATTGCAACTTCGTTTGTATCTAAATCTACGATAGACCAGCAAGATGCTGTCGGTAGGTAGTAATTAGTTGTGTAGAAGGAACTTGTTGAGAAGATTCTAGGTGGGAATTGGGGTCTTGCGTTTACTCTAAATCTCTGAATAGATCCGGAGTAATACATTCCTGAATTGTTCGGTAGAGTTGCGACTACATCTGGATTGGTAATAATGCTTTGAGTTGAAGATCCTGTATTGTAGGAAAAGTCATTCCACTTGAATTCCAACTGCGGGGGGTAGATTGTATTTGTATCTACTGAGAAGTATTTTAACTGTACTCTTTTAGATAAGTCTGTAGAGAATTCAGCAGAATTAGCTTGCTTAAGGATAAACCCGTCATTGAGTATAGATCCACTATACCACGCTAAGACTGTATTAGTTACGTTTAAGTTAATATCGAAATCGCTTCTATATTGATAGGAAGCACTTTGAACGTAAGAAGATGCTGTGTACCAATTTCCTCCTCCGGGATTAGAAGCTGAGAAAGAAGCGGTTGCTCCAGTAGATGTAAACCCAGATGTCTGCCAGGCACCTGAGCCTGAAGCTGTTCTAAAATTCCAGCTAACTCCGTTTTCTGTTGCTGGAGTATCTTGGTATTTACCTGTACCGTTCTGCCATGAACCTGATATTGGAAAGCATTCCAAAGTTGTTTCTTGGCCGAGCCCTTCTACCTTCGCCATGAATACCTTTAGGGATGTTGTAATAGAGCCGGTTGTTTTACTGGTTAATACGTCTAAGATTTCAGATTGATTAAATTTAATTAAAAATCTACTTGCGGCAGGTTCTCCTCCATCGATATCTGTTGATGTTGTTGCTTCAATGATTTCGTCTATACCGGAATTCATTGCCGGGTATTCACTATACAAGGTAGCGTCTTTCTCTGGGAAGATTTTATATACTGCCATTTGTTATAAATAGGAATTAAAGAGAAACTACTCTTCCTTTAATATCTACGTCAGGATACTTAACTTCAAAAATCATTGGATCAATTGAAGGGTAAACTACATTATCAATTGTTGCTCCTTTAGTATCGTAAGAATAATTAGAGTAGCCTAATGATTCTCCGGTCAAATTTACAACTTCAACGTTCTTAACTGTCTGTACTCCATCTATATTATCGATTAAGAGACTTAGGTTTTTTATAAGAATAGGTTGGTTGATTTGCCAGTTGTTTATATTAAAATATTCTTTAACAGCCGTTATAGCGGCAAGAATCACTTCGTTACTGTTATAATTTGGAGCAACAGTAATATCAAAATTAATCCCAATGTTGATTACAAAAGCATCTTTAATTCTAACTGAATCTCCAATTATTCTATATTGTGATAGGTAGGTGTTAAGATTTTGCTTTAATGCATTCGTAGCGTTAACTAACTGCTTATTTCTATTAAAAGTGAGCACGTATAGGTCTAAAGTGCTTGGGATCTCTCCCGGTTGTAAGTTAGCGACTTTTGTCTTTTCAATATACGCTTTACTAATTACTCCATACTTAGCTGGCATTGATAATGCTCTTACTAGATAATCATCTTGAGTTACGTTACGGAGCTGAGTTTGATAATTAGATAATGTATTTTGTCTAATTTCTTCAATACTATCACCGTCTTGACCTCCTACTGCTGCTTCGGGGTTGTTAACTGCTAAAGATGCTCTATAGGTGTTTGCAGTAGTTGGGTTTAGGTTAGGGTTAAGAAAATTGATATTACCTGTAATTGTAGTTAGGTCATTTGAGGGAACGTTTGCTGTGACTCCACCGCCTGTTAGGTATCTTAACGTAATAACTGTATTTGAAGGAGCAATACCGTACGTCTTAGTAAAGACGAAGTTTGTAGGAGAGAAAGCAGTTGTTAACTTAGATTGCTCAAAAGGTAACCCTAAACCGACGTTATTTGGATTGGGTACTATATTTTCATCTGTATCATTAGCAGTTCCGGCACCGAACTGAATTTGTAGCGATCCTGAATCTAAGAAGCGAGTCGCAAATCTTCTTTGAACTTGTTCTAATTGTAAGATGTAAGGAGTATCTACATTACCGCTTGTTCTATTAGGATCATTGGGGTTTGTATTTTTAATACCAGTGTAGATTGCATCTTGAGCGAGGTAGTCTACTTCATACCAATTATTACCGTCACTATCAACAGCATCTAGTATACCTACAATACTCTCTGCATTTAATACCCGAGTAGTAAATTGAGTAGGTGTAGTGAATGTTAAATCGGTTGAGTTTATAGTTGCAGAGATTGCTTGTCTGCTTTTCTTAAGAAGGTAGCTAACAGGATCTGATCCTGCTGTCTGGAAAATGGTAACTTCAGTTGGATCTTGTGAAGAAGATACTGAGAAATCAACGCTGTCTTGAACTAAGAATCTAGTCTCATTATTGGATGTAGATGATACTACTGCATTATCTCCGATGAGTAAACAGTAATCAAAATCAGGAATATAGACGCTTGCGGAGAGTTTTGAAGGTATCTGCTGATAAAAATCAATGGTTGTTGTAGCTACTCCGGTTACGTTTGGTTTATATCCAAACATATACGCTAATTCAAACAGATTGTCTGTCTGACGGGCATATTGTAGGTAAGTCTCTTGAATTTGATTATCAAGATAAAAAGACATAACGTCTCCTACGTAGGCTGCCATTTCCATAAACATCATCCCGGGAGATGATGGACTAAAATCATTATAGGTTGTAGGGAAATAAGTTTTAGCATAATCAATCAAGGAAGCCCTTAGTGTGCTAAAATCTTTATTTACGTATTTTATATCTCTTTTTATTGCCATTTTAATTGAATGCTATTTCTAAATTATCTGTTATTCCAGTATCTTGTATTGAATATGCTAATTTAACAGTAATCTGGAGAGTATCTGGCTGACTTGTAATCTCTAAATCGTTTATAATAACGCTTGGAAAAAACTCGTTTATAATAGTCTGTATGTCTTGCTCTAGAGCAACCTCGGTATTACTATTTAATTGTTCAAAAATGTAAGTTTGTAACCCTGCTCCAAATAAAGGATTTAGATATCTTTGACCGGTTCCGGTTAAAAAGAAATTTATTAGATTATTTTTTATAGCTTCTTGTGTTGTATATGTTGGGGCAAAGACTCCTGGTGCTGAAAAGGGTAAGGATACTCCGACAGCAACCCTTGGCTTTCTATCAATCGGAAATATTTTCTTTGCTCCGAATGCCATTACTTCTTCTTGATAAGACCCATAATTTGGTCTAGGTTAACTTCTCCTGCAGGTAGTGCAGATCCTTCTGCGGATGTGTTTGCTGTTGTAGGAGGTCTATATCCGGGTTGTGCTCCGAAAGACATAGCATCGTTTGAGTTCATTGAAATGTTCCCATTTCTTGATTCCATCATTTCACCTAGTAATTCTTTGTACTTATCTCTTGCATTAATACTTGCTACTATTGGTTGAGTAGAAACTGGTACAGGGGCTGAGTAGCTCTCCTGAATGATTGTTTTAGGGGCACGTACTGCTTCTAGTAGAATCTCTTTTAGTTCTTCTTGAATAGCTTCTTTTACGGCTTCTTTGATGAGTTTTTTAAATAGTTTAGTATCCATCTTTTATAAATATTTCTTAAATAGCTTTTAAGTCTTGAGTATCTATTACTAACTGTAGTTGCTGTAATAAAAGTTCGGGGTTGCTAGTAAACGAACTAGGGGTTTTCAATACAGGGGTATTGGATGCGTCATAAGCAATACCCACTCTACTTTGGTACTTTCCGGAAGTTATAGGGGTAAGCTCTACTTTTAAGGTGAATCCCTTATATACTATCTCGTTATTTTGCATCTGTTTGA